GAACCAACACATCAGATTTTAATAAGCACTTACTTACCTTTTCAGGCTGTTTAGGCATGCTGGACTCTAAACATTTAGGTAGCTCACAAACGTTATTTCTTATAGTTGTACTTTTCATAATTTAAAAAAAAATGGGTGGCTATCCCGATAAATTGTTAACGTCCATTTTACGACGCTCTATTTTAGAAGTAGAGACTTCCATTTACAGTTAATGTCTGCCTATTTAACCCATAAGTGGGTTATTTCACTACTAAAGAGTGAAATTTGTAGTATCTAGCACAGAAGAATAAACTTCTTTAAAGTCACTAGAAAACATACCTTTTGGTTTTGCACCTTTGTAATGTTCCTTGAGTAAATGGTCTATGACACAATACCACTCATCATAAGTCTGTTTTCCATGCAAACTTATCTCTCTAAGAACCAAACCTGCATTATCCACTGCAATTTCATGCCTTTTCTCTCCTTTCTTAGTCCAGTTCAATATTTCTATTATCGCTGAAAACCTCAATGGAGCAATCCACCTATTCTTAAAAGAATCTCTTACAAAAGACCTCTTCAAAAATTCTACTTCCTGAATTGGTCTAAAAGCACGCTTTGCAGTATCTTTGAGTTCAGTAGTATAAACCATCCCTACTTTCCTCATGAGCTCTGGCATTTTTAACTCATTAAAATTTTCTCTAAATTTCTTAGAAACAGAGAAAATATTATCATCTCCTAAAGCAGCTATATATACATTTTCATGAAAATCACCAATTTCATTACCTGCAAACATCCATGCTACTCTAAAAGCCAAATTATTATACATCGTATTTATAATGGAAGTCAAAGGATTACCAGAAGGCATTGATGAAAACCATTCATACACATCTTTTCCATGTATGTGTCTAGAATTGGTTATCTCAGCCCACAAATATTTTCTAACCATAGAGGCATGAATATTTTTGTACCCATACCAATCCGAAATTATCCTATACACCAAATTAAGCAAATAGGGTTGTTCATGTCCATCAAATTTACTATAATCACCAGCTCCAACAAGAATCTCTCCGTCTTCATTACTGCCGTGTACTTTCAATTTGTGTACCAAATAACCCCACTGTTCACCATAAGGATTTACTCCTATAGCAGAACCAACATCCAAATTTGCTCCTATATACGCATCCATAAAAGCGCCATAGTACATTCTAAATAAAACTAACAAATAAAATGGACTTGCAGAGAAAATTCTAGTTTTGCCAAGATGGCACTTTTCTATACTAACTTTCTCATCTTTCAAACAATCCGTATATAAAAAGGCTGGACGTTTACCTACAGCATACATATCTAAAAGTCTATTCACTTCAGACTCTATTTCAATGTAAGCTTGTTCTTTAACTTCCGGTGTAGAAGTAATTGAATAGTACCTTTTCTTGACATTTTTCTTGTCTATACTCAATGGCCAACCAGCACTAGTACTTGACATTATTGGACCAACACCTCTGAAACTATGCAAAGCATCCTTCAATTTCAAAGGCATTATTCTGTCATACTTATAATTACTAGTAGAAACCATTATAGTCTCTAAGTAGTCACCGGCTGCTTGGGAACACAAACTAGATGAAATACACACTTGATCTTTACCATAATTTAGCAAACCATTTGCGTAAGGATCAATATATTTACCATCTTTATCAAAAAATGGTTTCAACTTAGCTGGAAGTGTTCCTGGGTCATCATAAGGAGCAGGCAACTTGCCATAAAATTCACTCTTGGTAATGTCAGACTTAAAAGGCTTTGGTGCAGCCATTGAATCTGGTACAACTGAAGTATGACATACTCCAGATTGACTTTCCATTGATAATGGATGATGCTCACCCAAATCTTCTAGACCATCTTCTTGTAAATAACACCCATCAAGTCCACAATCTTTAAGATCAGAACATATGTCACTGTAAGTAAGAGTTGAAGAAACCCCTTTCTCACCATATCCAGCAACATGTAAGCCAAGAATACATCTACCAGTTTCAGTATTCTGTTCTGTAACCAACAGTGAACCACAATCACCTTTACTCGAATTAGAGTTATAAGAGATTGTATTAGTGATTATATAACCAGGTTCATTTTGTGAATCAGCTTTCACATAGTAAGAAGTCGAATCAAACGTAGCATCCTTCTTCTTACATGTTATAGTGTTTCCATTATTAGACAAAGAAACACCTACCAAACAAGTAGGCACCAATTTCATACGAGACATCATATCATACTCACGAGTATCCACAATGTAACGTATAGCACCAGTACTATTAATCTGTGCATGATTCAATACCATATAAACCAAATCTTTATCTAAACTATTTGCAGTAGCATACCCACTGTCTAAGAATTCCCCTACAGGGAACCTATAAATGATTCGCTTATTTACAGTGGTTAAGACAATTTCAAAATCATTTTCATTGTCTAAAGTATGTCCTTCAATAGCATCCAAGAAATGGTGAGGCAAAATGAATATGTTTCCAACCAAATTCAAAGTTTGGCCAACTTTCTTAAGGATATCAGTTTTAACATTTCTCACATATACTATAAAATAGTATTTGTTCAAAACTTTAGTAACCACATCAGAATGATTAATAACATCGACATCTTCTGTCGAGATCTTACCCAAAATTGAAGTATCAAACCCGTCCAAAGACAAGCCTTTCCTTCGTGCGGTTCTTAGCCTTAATCCTCTCCGTTGATCAACTTTTCCTTCCCAATTAACATTTCCCTGTTCTCTAATCTTATCACCTTTCTTCTGTTTAGGAACATGTCTCTTCTTAGTATTCAATGGCTTCGCAAACGGACTATCGGGAGAAGGAGTATGCGACTCCAATTCTTCCAAATCAATATTGACCAAAGGTTCCTCAGGGAAAAAGTACTTTAACATCCTTTGTACCACTTTTATTAATGCAAAGCCAGCAACACCGAGTATAGTTAAAGTTCCAAGATTATTCCTAACAATGGAACCTAATGAAGATAAAGTATTTTTCATATATTCATAACAAGAACACATGACTTCATATGCTGAAGGAGTATTCTCATACACATCATCACTAACCTGAGTATGCACTCTGTACCTAGAAGCAATGTGATTTATATTTACTTTAATCTCCCTATCCTCGATATAAATGATCTTATCAATCTCTGAATAGTCATACATAATACCAATACCATCAAAACAAGTAAAATTGCCATATCCCACTTCAGTAAGGTTTGCAACTTTAAAAAATTTTCTGACAACATCAACTCTCAAAGAAAGTAATGCCTGTCCCAATCGATCATTTAGAATATCATGTTTAAACTTCAGCATTGAAGCATGTAACTGATAACATGATGCTGGATAGAAAGCACCAGGATGAACAACGGTTTTTAAATCATGTGACCTTAACTCTGCCATACCGTAATATTTATCCAAATCCTTATCATATACATCATTAAGATGTTTATATTCTCCATCTTTTCCAGATTGTCGATTTACCATCTTAGTTGAATTCCGCAATTTACTGAAAAGTGTTCCAGGTTCTGTCATACTTTCCATAAAAACGCCACCAAAATCACCATATTCATCAATATCTAACTCGGTATGTAACTTTTCAACTGAGTCATATGTCGACTTGATGTTAACAATGTAATCACTAATATGATCCACATGGAAAGCTATCATTGTTTTTACTAATTCACTTAGAGAAATATTTTCACCGTTGCAAGTAAAAATCCAATAATCATTAGGTATTTCACTACCCATGACAAACTTATCCTCTTCCAAAAATATTTTACTATCTTTTTCTAAGGCAGAATATTTTGGGTTGACAGTCACATCAACCGTCAGATGGAATCTACGTGCAACTGCTCCACAATCCCTAATGGCTTCTATTTGGTTGAAATTCATCAAATTTGTAGTAGCCACCACAAATGCTGATCTAAAAAACTTAGTGTTCTTCACTGACACATCAGCCATTTGTAGTACAAAAGGATTTGAATTAATCATCTTAATTACTTTTAAAGCCTCAGAATCTGCATCACCAGCCACATCACGTGTTTGAAACAAATCATCAGCTACAGCGACCCAAGCTTTGTAAGTATAACCATCCCAAAATTTATCCGTTGGAATATTATACACAAAAGAATCTGGATTTCCTCTCCATTCTTCTTGCCACATCTTAGGAAGTGTGAACCTAGTAACTAATCTGGCAATCCTATTTAAAGCAATGGTCTTCTTGGTACCAGGTTTACCACGCAACAAAAGACCTACTGGTTCTACTCGACTTCCACTTAAAGCTCTCATAGTAACCTTATGTTGTATCGCTACTCTCTCATAATCTTTCAATAACATAGTTATTCTATTATAATCATAAGAAGATCTATCAAGCTTTCTCAAAAGTTTACTACCCAAGGCTACATCCTCTATAAAAACTTCATGTGAAAAAGCGTCAACTTCACTAGCACCGGTACTAAACTTCACTAGTTTGTCTGATACAGATTCACAGAACTTTTTGGCTTCTTCTGAAGTATATTTGTTTATATTAAAAATATTTACAAAATTAACTTCAGTTTTAAAAATAAAATTAATGCCGTCTTGTATAAATTCTAGACAAGTGGTCATCAAATTTGCCAAATTACTTACAGCATAATCTCTATTATTCAAAAATGATAAAAAGTAATCCACAGCACCTGCTTGTAACTTTAATTTATTACTAACAGCCAAGTATGACAAGAAACATCCGGCAGCCGTTTTCATAATATCTACTGATTCCAATGCAGAATGCGCATCTAATTCTTCTATTGTAGCCTCATGTTGGTACATGTCTTCCATTACAACCTCATCTGGATCTCCATAAACCGTAGAGCGCACAACCTTACCACTCATCAATTCAATCAAATAAACAATAACCCTCATAGAGTTAGTCCATATAACTGAATTGAAAAAGAAATCACAAGTGTCATTACTCCATCTTGGAGTTTCCATCATCACATCAAAGGCCTTTTTACATTGTATGAACAACAAATAATACGCAGAAGCTATTATCATAATAGTAATTATCTTCTTTGTAGTAGAGTTAGCAGTCTTTTGTACTTTGAATGCTAAAACATTTAACCCTAAAGTTAACAAAACACAATGGTCATAGTTAAAACTTTTAAACCAAGCAAAAACATTTTCCATAAAACCTGGTGTGTGATACTCAGGTGCAGTATTGTATGAATCACTATCAGAATCCCTATGTTCAACCCTTTCTAAGGCTGTAATAGGAGTCCTATTATCATTAGAACCAGAAGGCCCACTTGGATAAGTGGCACGAATGAATGGTTTACCTGAAAGACCTAACATCTCAGGCAGACCATTCACTTCGACCTCAGGCAGTTTAACATTGAAATCAGCGCTAACCCGATGATCACTATCAAACATACCTTGTCTCTCAAGTACTCTGTCACCTGCCTTCATAACCTTTCTCAAGGCTAAGAAGTTACCGACTGCTTCATTGAGAGTGTAATTCAAATTATTATAAGACACGATTTCAGTAAGAAAACTTACAAATTTCGCATCTTTAACAAAAAATTCCAGATCGACAAGATCGTAAATAAAGAAAATATTATTTTTTTTTAGATTTTTTAAATTTTTGTAATTTTTTATCCCACTATTCCCCAATAGTGTCTTTTGTAATTTTTTTGATTTTTTATATTGTTTTTTATATTTTTTGTTATTAATTAATTCAGAAGCGGCATCGTAAATGCTACTATCATTATGCAATAAAATGAAATTGTCGAAATGTAAATTTTTGTGTTGTAGAGGAGCTAAACGTATATACACTGTATAAAATATAAATCGCATAACAGCATGCATCCTTCTACCAGAAGTATCTTGATGCCATATAGGCAAACCTCTTATTAGAAATTCCCTAAATACATCATCATCCGATATCCTCGCTAAATGTGTATATAGCTGCCAAGTTAATTCAATACTTGATTTAGTAGCTTTTTCTCTCATAGACTTCATCTGTAACAATGAAGTAGTCAAGTCTTGATCTCGCAACTCTTCAGTTTGCAAGCGAATCACGAGATCTAACTTAGAATTCTCATATATCTTGTCCACATCCAATCGTTGGGGATCGATTGGAGTGTTGGCAAATAAATCCTTAATGCTCTTAATCCCTTGGTTCTTAATATAAGAACTAATGTCGAATAAAACGTTGTCTTCAATTGCTGTGTGTATTTTCATATTTGCTAATAATGGTTTACAAAAGCTACCTTCTAAAACTTAGAAACAAATTAATATAACAATTGTATATAAACAAAAGCGTACTGAACATTTTTATAAT